GGTCAACCTGACCACCGGCACCGGCAAGGCCGGAAAAGCAATGGAGGCGCTCGGCATTTCTGCCTTCGACAGCGAGGGCAACTTCATCGGACTGCAGGAAACGCTCGAACAATTGAACGTGGCGCTGGCAAGCTGCACCGAGGAAGAACGGAACGCATACCTCGCCGCCATCGGCGGCAAGACCCACGTGGACGCTCTGAACGACCTGATGGCTGGCCTCAACACCGAGGTCGCGGACGGCGTAACGGAGTGGGCCGCTTTGGAGGGAGAACTCGAAAACGCCAGCGGTGCGCTCGAAACGATGGCCAGCATGAAACTGGACAATCTCACCGGCGACATGGCGATCTTCCAAAGCGCCCTGGAGGACACGGGGATCAAGATTTATAAGAACCTCCAAGACCCCCTGCGGAACGTGGTGCAGTTCGGCACCCAGGAGATCTACAAGCTATCGGATGCGCTGGCGGAGGGCGGCTTCAGCGGAATGGCTGAAGCCCTCGGCGGCGTTTTGTCGGACACGCTCCTGGAGCTTTCCTCTTACGCCTCGGACTTCCTCGACATCGTTTTTACAATTACTGATGGATTGTTCCAAGGGCTGCAGGAACACGCCCCAGAGCTGGCAACAGCTGCCGCAAACCTCGCCGCGCAATTTTTGACCGGCTTCATCGACTACTACGGAGAGTTCTGGTCCACCGGGGCAACCCTCCTCGCGCAATTCCTCGCCGGACTTTCGGAGAGGATGCCGGAGATCGTCCAGAGCGGCCTCGATATGATCCGTAACCTTTCCACAGGGCTGACCTCGCAATTCCCCACCATCATCCAAGCGGCGGCTGACATTGCCGGACAGCTGATAGACGGCCTCGCGGAGTTCCTGCCGGAGTTCGTGGAGATGGGAGCCACCCTGATCGTCCAGCTTGCAGAGGGCATCGCACAGAACGCCCCCATGCTGATCACGGCGGCACTCAATGCCATCTTCAAAGCGGTGGAGAGCATCTGGAGCCAAGCGCCCGAATTGATCTCCGCAGGACTGACCCTCATCGAGGGGCTGGCGCAGGGAATCATGGACGGGCTGGATTACGTCTTCAACGGCGGCGTGGACATCGTCCTGGAGCTGGTGGACGGCCTTCTGGCCGCACTGCCCCAGCTGATCGAACAGGCCGGAAACGTAGCCGCAAAATTCCTGCAGGGGCTGATGGACGCACTCCCCACCATCGTGGAGGGCGGGATCCGTCTCATTGACGGCCTCGCCGCAGGGCTGATAGAGAACCTCCCCGCAATCATCGATGCGGCGGTCGGCCTGACGAACCAGCTGCTGGAGGGCATCCTTCAGGCGCTCCCGCAGATCATCCGCGCCGGGATGCAGCTTCTGGTCGGCCTGATCGAAGGGCTGATCGGCAACCTTCCGATGATCATCGAGGCGGGAATGAATCTGCTCCTCGGCCTTTTGGAAGGGATCGTGGACAACATCCCCCTGCTGATTACCAGCGCCCTCGAAATCATCAACGCCCTGGTGAACGGCATCGCGGACGCACTGCCGACCCTGATCGTGGCAGCAGGGGAGATCATCACCCAGCTGGTCCTCGGCATTGGACAGGCGATCCCGCAGCTGATTAAAGCGGTGCCACAGATCATCACCGGCCTGATTACCGGGCTGGTGGAGAACGCCCCGCAGATCCTCGCCGGAGCAGCAGAGATCATGGTTCAGCTTGCCCTCGGCCTCATTCAGGCCATCCCCACGCTGATCGCCCAGATCCCCGTCCTGATCGCAGGAATCGTGGAGGGCTTGTTCAGCATCGACTGGCTGGAGGTAGGCGAAAACCTTTTGATGGCGATCCTCGAAGGCTTCATGGAAGTCGGACCCGCGCTGCTCGAAGCCGGAGCGCAGCTCTGGAATGGCATAAAAGAAACCGCGACAGCGATGTGGAACTCCCTGAAGGACACCGCCGCCTCCATTTGGAACGGCGTGAAGGACGCAATCACGTCCCGGATCACCGCCGCAAAGGAAACCTTCAGCACGGTGACCGAGGCGATCAGCACCAAGGCATCGGAGGTCTGGGGAGCCATTACCACGGCCACCTCTGCCGCTTGGGAAAGCGTAAAGACCTACGTCAGCGACAAGATCACCGCCGCAAAGGAAACCTTCACCACCGTGACCACCGCGATCAGCAACACGGCCACTACGGTCTGGAACTCGATCAGCACGTGGACGGCCACGGCCTGGGAGAACATCAAAGGCTATGTGAGCGACAAGATCACCGCCGCAAAGGAAACCTTCACCACCGTGACCAACACCATCAAGACCACAGCGACCACAGCATGGAACGCCGTCAAGACCACGACCTCCACCGCCTGGGAGAACATCAAGACCTCGATCTCCACCAAGGCACAGTCGGCGTGGTCCACGGTATCGACCACCTTCACCAACATCAAGAACAGCATCTCCACGGCGCTGACCTCGGCAAAGGCCACGGTAACGAACATCTTCAACGGGATCCACACAGCGATCCAGGACAAAATCAACGCCGCCAAGGATGCCGTGAAGAACGCCATCGATGCGATCAAGGGCTTCTTCGGTTTCAAGTTTGAATGGCCGAAGCTCCCGCTGCCGCACTTCTCCATCAGTCCTCCGGGCTGGCAGATCGGTGACCTTCTGAAGGGGAGCATTCCCTCCCTCGGAATCAGCTGGTACAAAGAGGGCGGCATTCTGGACGGCGCTCAGATCTTCGGAGCCGCAGGGGGCAACCTCCTCGGCGGCGGCGAATCCGGCCAAGAGGCAGTTCTCCCGCTTTCGGAGCTGTGGACGCAGATGCGCTCCATCATGGCCGAAGTGGTCAACGGCACCGGCAGAGGAAACGAGGGCGGCATCGCCGCTCTGGCCGACAGGCTGGATGCCCTGATCGCCGGAGCCGCCAGCGGATCCATGAGCGACCTCGCGGACTGGCTGGCCGGGGACAAGGGCGGCAACACCACCCAGAACGACAACAGCAGCTACCAGATCACTTACTCGCCCACCTTCCAGTTCTACGGCGAAGCCCCCACCAAAGACGATATGGTCGAGGCAACCCGCATGAGCCAGGATGAGTTCAATGACATGATGGACGAATGGGTGAAGCGGCAGAGCCGTCTCAGCTTCGCATAAGGGAGGCACCGCATGAACACCTACACCACGATAGCCGGGGATGCCTGGGACGTGATCGCAAGGAAAGCCTATGGCGATGAGCTAAAGGCCGACCGCCTGATGCAGGAGAGGGAGAACCTCCCTCTCCTGGACTTCCAGGTCTTCCCCTCCGGCGTAACCGTCAGCATCCCGGAGGTCACTGAGGAAGAATCCTACGAAGCCGATCTGCCGGATTGGAGGAAGGACTGATGGCCAGAGGAAGAAGCGCCTCTGTGGCGCTGATCTACAACGGCAAAAACGCCGCCCAGATGGCCGAATACCTCTCCAGCTTCAAGTATACCGATGTGGCGTCCGGCACCAGCGACAGCATCAGCATAGAGCTGGACGATAAGGACCGGCGCTGGATCGGGGCATGGTTCCCCCAGAAGGGGGATCGCCTGAAGCCCACCATCATCCGGCACGATTGGGACCGGGACGGGCAGACCACAAAGCTGAACTGTGGCACCTTCGTAATCGATGACTTCTCCTTCAGAGGCGGACCCATCCGCTGCGCCATCGAGGCCGTGGCGATCCCGTCCACCTCCGGCTTCAAGACCACGGAGCTGACCAACACCTACGAAAAGACCACGCTCAAAGAGATCGGCCAGACGGTGGCAAAGCGGAACGGCCTGGAGCTGTTCTACGATGCCCCGGAGGTCACCATCGAGAGCGTGGCACAGGACAAACAGACCGACTGCGGTTTTTATAACGACCTGGTCGTGAAATACGGACTGGCGCTGAAGATCTACAATGACCGGCTGGTCGTTTTCGATGAAGCGGCCTACGAGGCAAAGACCCAGGTGGCAACGCTCACGGAGGCGGACTTCGAGCCGGGATGGCAATGGAACACCACGCTGGCAGGGACCTACACCGGCGTGAAGTACCAGTACACGCACCCGGACAAGAACAAGACCTTCACGGTGGAGATCGGAGGCGGCGACCGCATCCTGACCTGTGACGATGCGGCGAACAACCAGACTGAGGCCACCCTGATCGCTCTGGCCAAGGTGAACAACGCCAACAAAGGCACCACCACCCTGCGGATTACGCTGCGGACCCCGGCGTGGAACATCATCGCCACGAACTGCCTCCTGATCAACGGCCTCGGCCAATTGAGCGGGAAGTATTACGTGGAGAGCGCCGTCCACAGCGTGGCAAACGGAACCAAGACAACCCTCAACCTTCGGAGAGTGGAGAAGCGGTTCGTGAAGCAAGCGCCCCCGGAGAACCCCATCGCCATATCCAGCACCACGGAAGAAAAAGAGAACTCCACCGTCACCTTCAAGAAGGGCGACAAGGTGCGGGTGACGCAGGGAGCCAAAACCTACACAGGCGGCGGACTTGCCTCCTTCGTTTACACCACGGTCTATGACGTGATCCAGGTCGGCGGCAGGAACCTCCCCGATGACCGGGTGGTGATCGGCCTCGGAACCGCCGTGACCGCCGCCGTCAGAGCGGCGGACCTCTACCCCGCATAGGAAGGGAGGATCCATGAGCGAAAAACAGGTGCTGCGGATCGGCAAGATCAGCAGCGTGAACTACGAAAAAGGCACCGCCAGAGTGACCTATGAGGACAGGGCCGGAGCCACCACCGTGGAGCTGCCCTTCATCGCATGGGAATACTGGATGCCGGAAATCGAGGACATGGTGGTCACCGGCCACCTTTCCAACAGCAGCACATCCGCCGTCATCCTCGGACGGCTCTGGCACGATGAACACCGGCCCATCGAGGGCAAAGAGGGCATCTACCGCAAAGAGTACGAACCCACCCAGGGAGCCGCCTATGAACGGTACGACTCGGAGGCCAAGAGCCTGAAGGTCGTGGCCGGAGGCGTGACCCTCACCCTGCAGGGCGGCACCCTCTCCGTTTCCGGCAACCTGACCGTCAGCGGCGACCTTTCCGTCACCGGCAAGCTCAACGTCACGGGAGCCATCGAAGCCGGAGGCACCGTCAAGGCTGGCGGCGATATCAGCGGCCCGAACCTCGCCCTGACCGGCAACGCATCGGTGGCCGGATCCGTAACCGCAACCGGCGATGTGACAGCCGCAGGAATCAGCGGCAAGAGCCATACACACACAGCGCCCTACGGCGAAACCAGCGGACCGCACTAAGAAGGGAGGAATGACCAATGGCGACAATCGGCAGCTGGGGCAACGCCCTGGTGTTTTCGACAAGCGACAGCCGGATCCTGACCTTTGAGAAGTTCTCCCGGAAGGTGAGCGGCGAGTGGACTACCCACAGCCGCATCGGAAAGAAGGACCGCTCGGAATTCATCCGGCCCGGTCTGCAGGGCGTCACCTTCTCCATCACGCTGGACGCAACCCTCGGAGTTCGCCCCCGGTCGATGCTCGATGTCCTCGCAAACGCCGTGGAGAGCGGAGAGGTCAACACCCTGGTCATTGGAGGCCGGAGAGTGGGGACCCTGCCCTTCAAGATCAAAAGCACAAGCGAGGCATGGGACTACGTCCTCCAAAGGGGAGAGCTGGTCCAGGCAAAGGTCAACGTGACGATGGAGGAATACCTATGACGCTGGCAGATGTGGAATTCAACATCCGGGGAGAGATCCCGGAGGCGGAGGACGTCCTCCGCTGCCTTCGGAATCTGCTGATGACCCCGGCAGGAACCGTCCCGCTTGACCGGGACTTCGGCATAAACCAGGCAATGCTGGGAATGCCCCTCGATGTAGCGCAGAGCCTCCTCGCCGTGGAGATCATCGACAAGGTGGACCGCTACGAACCGCGAGTATCCGTCACCGAGGTCGAGCTGAAGCCGAACGTGGACGGACAAATCATAGCAAAGGTGGTGATTACAAGTGGCTGATACCCTGCAATCCGTTTTTGACCTCCCGGATGTTTCGTTCACCGAGAACGACACCATCAAGGCCATGCAGACCCGGCTGATCGCAAACTACGAAGCCCGATACAAAGAGCTGACCGGGAAAGAGATCAGCCTCGCACCCGCCGACCCAATGAGGATCCTGATCTACGCCCTGACGCTCGACCTTTACCAGATCGAGCAGTACGTGGAGAGAGCCGGAAAGCAAGACCTCCTGAAGTATAGCTACGGCACCTTCCTCGACCATCTGGCCGCTGGGAGAGGCGTAACCAGGCAGCAGGCCGCAGCGGCCACCGTCACGGTCCGCTTCACGCTTTCGGAGGCAAAGACCTACGCCGTAGGCATCCCAGCCGGTACCCGTGTGACAAACGGGGACGGCGTCTACTTCCAGACCATCGAATACGGGGAGGTCCCCATCGGGAGCCTGACCGTAGACATCGAGGCGGAATGCACCGAGGTAGGCGTAGCCGGGAACGACCTCACGGCTGGACAGCTGAATGTTCTGGTGGATCCCGTGGCCTACGTGGCCAGCGTGGCAAACACCGAAACCAGCAGCGGCGGCACCGATCTGGAAACGGACGCAAGCCTCGCGGAGCGGGTGTTCCTCGCCCCGTCCAGCTACTCCGTGGCCGGACCCGATGACGCATACATCTACTGGACCAAGACCTACAACACCGGCATCGGGAGCGTGAAGCCCACAAGCCCGAACCCCTGCGAGGTCGTGATCTACATCCTCATGGCGGACGGCTCCATCCCGGAGAGCGGCGTGGTCAACGGCCTCCAGGCGTACCTTCAGAATACCAGCATCCGCCCCCTGACCGATCAGGTCACGGTGGCCACGCCCACGGTGAAGAACTTCGCCGTGAACCTGACCTACTACATCAACCGCAGCGACACCGCAAACGCTACCTCCATCCAGGCGGAAGTGGAAAAAGCCGTGCAGGAATACATCACATGGCAATCCACCGAGATCGGGAAGGACATCAACCCTTCGGAGCTGATCAAGCGGGTGATCGCTGCCGGGGCAAAGCGGGTGACCGTGACAAGCCCCACCTTCACAACCGTGGCGGAAACAGAGGTCGCCCACATCGCCATGAACGGCAGCGACCCGGACGTGACCGTCACCTACGGAGGGCTGGAAGATGACTGACCTCTACCACGGCAAGGTAACAGACCTCCTGCAGAACGAATCCGCCTACAACACCGAGATCCAGGCGCTGGCCTATGCCGTCCTGCAGGAGAAGCAACGCATCATGGCGGAGGCGGACAGAACCCGGACGCTGGCCATGATCGAGCAGCTGCCGGAGGAAATCCTGGACGTTCTGGCCGTGGAACTCCGAAGCCCGTACTACACCGAGGACATGACCATCGAGCAGAAGCGGGACGTGATCCAGAACACGCTGGTCTGGTTCTACCACTCCGGCACCCCCGCCGCCGTGGCCGAAATGGCCGCTGCGGTTTTCGGGAGCGGCAACGTGGTGGAATGGTTCGACTTCGACCCGAATGACGGAGAGATCGTCCCCGGAGAGTTCGACCTCGAAACCAGCGCAGAGATGCAGGACCCGGTGGAGTTCATGCCGTACATCCTGCGGATCATCAATCGGGTGAAGAACACCCGCTCCCACCTCCGACAGATACGGTTCCTTCGGATTATCCACACCCCGGAAACGGCGAAGATCCTCCCGCAACACTACACGGTGAAGCCGATCAGCAACGTGATCCGGGAAACCAAGAGCGCCGGACCAATCGTCCGAGCCGCCGCATTCACTCAGGCCGTCCCCGCCGTCACCATCCGAAATGTGCTGGGGGGGGGGTAACTGACATCAGAGCCACCCAGGCACAAGCCGCCTTCCCGGAGGCCGTGCCGGAGGTGACCGTCAGCGCAAGCGCCTGAACCAGCGCCACCCGGCGCATTTCAAAAACGGATATAGCCCCGCCACCACCGAGGTTATATGAAACCACAAAAAAGGAGGTAACTCACACAATGGCAGCAGACTTTCAGGCTGGCGTACTGACCACCAAGGGGCTGGCGCTCCTGGCCAAGTGGCAGCTGGGGACCGTCACGCCCACGATTACCAGATGCGTGATCGGTTCCGGCACCTACTCCAGCGGGGAGAGCATCGTCAACCGCACCGCCCTGAAGAACCAGAAGCTCTCTGTCGGGATCAGCACGAAGTACGTCCAGAACAACAGCACCGTGCTTCTCAAGGCGATCTTCGACAACACCACCCTGGTGAACGGCTTCAAGGTCACGGAGATCGGCGTCTACGCCATCGACCCGGATGACGGCGAAATCCTCTACAGCATGGCCGTCACCGCCGATGCGGCGAATGCCGACTATCTCCCGGCCTACAACGGCACCTACCCCTCGACTATCGTATTCAACTACCAGGTCGAGGTCAGCAACGCCGCCAGCGTCACCATTCAGGCCGGAACCGGGGCATACGCTCCCGCCGATGACTTCAACGCCCTGGTTCTGGACGTGGAGGCCGTGCAGATCCAGGCGAGAGCCAATGAGCTGGCGGTCCGGGAGATCGTGGCATCCCTGCTTCAGGATGAGCGCCAAATCGCCAAGCTGGTCACCGCCGCCAGCGCCACCGAAACGGGGACTATCACCCTGACCAACACCAAGGCGTACCCGTTCAACAACAGCAAGGTCACCGTGGCCATCACGAACACTCGCCAGAATTTGTTCTACGATGTGGAAACCGAGGTCACCGCTTACAGCGGCGGACTGCCGGGGGACATCATCGTCTCGGACAAGCAGCTGAACGGCTTCAAGCTGGAGTTTGACGGCTCCGCCAAGAGCGTCACCATCGCCTACAAGATCAAGGAGGGAATGACAGTATGATCGTCATCGAAAAGAACCAGGGGACGAAGATCCCCTACGAGGTCAGCGGCAAGAGAATCACCTTTGACGATGACCTCTCCCTGAACCTCGCCAAGCAGGAAAAGGACTGGCCCGTTCACATCGACGTCTGCATGGATGCGGACGGCAATCTTTGCAACGGCACCGGCGCTGGCCTCTATTACGTGGCCCAGATCGACATCCCCGCCGCCGTGTACACCGAGCCGGAGGGCGAGGACGAACCCGCCCAGAAGCAGCCGCTCGACATGGATACGGTGACCCTCACCCTTTGGAGCCTCGATGATCTCACCGAGGCCATCGACAACGAATAAGGAGGACAACCAAGATGGCAAACTTTGATGTTGCGGACCTGGCCCTGCAGGCCGTGGCCCC